TCCCGTTATGTCGTCAATATTTTCTGACACAGCAAGAACAACGCTGCAAGAGCAACTATCAGAAGAGGGTAGGAACGCTCATGGCGCACAGGTTTTTGCACATGGTGACTCTGCTGCAAAGGCAGTTGCAGCATCTGACCCAACTGACATGTTCGGTGGCGCTTCAAAGAACTGGGCCGCGTTAGCTTTTGATGAGTAAAATTTGAAAGTTGATGTGGTTTTTCCCGCTACGTCAATATGTATAGTTGAACGCTTTAACGCTTAAGGAGTGTAAAGAAATGGCAAGAGCAAAGAAATTAACACCCCGCGGTCTTCGAGCTTTGGTTCTAGAAGAAAAAAGACGAATGGCCCGCCGCAAAAGAATCTCCGAGACATCCGATCCAGTTGCAGCTGGTATCGAAGATCCGGAAAAGGTTGACGCGGAAGAGGTTGACGCATCAGAATTCGCAGGTTCATTAGAGAAAGATATTGATTATATCAAGGCACTAAAGATTCAAGAGACGAAGCTTCGTTCTCAGCTTAAGAGGATTCAAGAGGCTAAGAAAAGACTTCGTAACAGAGTTATTAAAAAGATTTAATTTAAGGAGAATCACAAATGTCCGTTAAGCAAGTTACAGTTAATCCACCACGAACAGATGGGGGGATGGGAAAATCAAACACAGCTACTCTTGCTGCTGCGTTCAATGCATCACCGATCCTAAATGAGGTAAATCCCTTGGTCGATGATGGCTCAGCGGATGCTCCTCTTTTGGCTCATTATAGATCATTAGCACTAGATGGTGTTGTTAATGATGGTGGCCACACATACGGAGAGTTCAACCGCGACTATGCAGACAATGGTGCACCTTCATACGGTGAGGTCGAAACCGGCGGCGGCGGGCTTCCTGCTAGCGCATGGGTTCCGAACCCTGCATCTCCTGGTCCTGGTACACTCGATGCGACAAACCAGGCACCTGCACCTGATGGCTACGGCGAAGATCCTCCGGAGCAATGGGGTACTGGCGTAGGTTCTCAATTGTCTCCACAGGAGTCCTCTGCACAGATTGCCAGCCAGAAGCTTGGTGATTACGTATTAGGGCGAGCTAGTTCATCATAGAGCGCCAGGTGCGTAAGAGGTTAAGGCCTTGAATTTTGCAGCTGGAAGTTTAAATTCAAAAAGCCCTAATTATCGTGCTAAGTACGATGATAGAAAGGGTTTGGGTTACGGCCTATTAGAACCTGTTTTTGATGTCCCTGCCATTGCGGCAGGGACATACCCATATTCTGAGCCCGATAATTTTGAACCTAATCAAGAAGATCAAATGACTGACGAAGAGCTAGATGCCTTTGTCGCAAAAGTAAACGGGCATTATGTTTCAACGGATCCCTACGCTAGCGCGAAGACGGATCCGTTTTCTATGGTAGGCGGAAATCGCCCTGTAAAACCAGCATCAAATGAGTCTTCATTAAACGTTGCTGCTAGATCTATGGTACCATTCCCTGATATGTACGCAAAGCGAACAGGCACCGGATTTGGAGGTTCAGGTGAATCGTTACCCTATCCCGGACCATCTTATGGTTTCCGGACAGGTCGCTTAGGGACGGGCTCGAAACAAGGGTTTGCATCTTCCCCACCTGAGTCTATACCGGCCTCTGACATGCTAGATGAACCTGTAGATGATTTGTATGATATACCAAATAGCGATCAAAGGACAATGAAAAAATTAAAAAAACTAATATCGCTAATACATGATGAGCAGGAACATGGGATCTAAGAGTATTAATGTAGAAGTAAAGCTCGGCGGTAAGATAAGAACCACCGAACAACTGATAAGAAAATTTAAGAGAAAATGTAAAGATGCAAGGGTCTTAGAGGAATACAAGGAGAGAACCGGCTACCATAAGACCAAGTCACAGAAGAGAAGAGATAAAAAAGCTGCTGCGATCAGAAGGATCAAGGCGCAACAAAAGAAAGCAACAAAGAAATTTCCACGCCGGAAATAGGTGTTGTTTCTCGATAGACGATATATTTATGAAAGCATGCAAAAGAGAGATCTATTATGGCAACTGATTTATACAAAGAAGCAATAGCAGAAGCCAAAGCCCTTAGGGAAATGGCTGAGCAAAATGCTAAAAATAAAATCATTGATGTTTTAACCCCCCAGCTTCGTGTTATGATTGAGCGACAGCTTTTAGGTGAACAGGACGATGAGACAACGCTTGACGCCGAGGAAATTGTAGCTGATGAGCCTGAGGCACCTGAATCGCCATCGGTTCCTGCACCTGTTGCTCAAGCTTTAGATGCAGTCGTTGTTGATCTAGATAAGATGGGTGATTCTAGCTCTGAAACATCAGTTCAAGTTGATCCTGCATCAGGCGCATCGGTTAGCATCGACGCTTCCGGTGGGGTAAACATTTCTTCCAGTGGGGTAGACGTAGAGGTAGGGGGTGACCCTGAGTCCGCACCTGGCGAGGAAGACTTAATTCTTAGTACTGAGTCTGCTAAGGCACTAGCAAGGTTATTGAAACAACCTAAGGTAATCAGCCAGAATGAGATTGCATCTCGGCTTGCTGTTTTAGTGAAGGAAGTTCGGCGACTCGATAGGGTGCTTGAAGGCTATAAAGCATCTAAATTGACATCCCTCCAGCGAGAGACTATACGTAATCGTTACAGGAAAATGTTACGGGAAGCTATAACTTTGCGAAATCAGATAATACTTAGTGAGGTAGAGTCAAACAATAATAGACTCAATGAACGCGCGGAATTAATTTTTAAGGAGATCAAAAAAATGGCAAGACGTAGAAAGAGCGCACTATTTGATAGGATTTTCGAATCCTCAATGAACGAAATGGATGAGCTCGAAGAGCTCGATGCCGTTCTTAGCTTGGAACCGGCTGACGAAGAGGAGGCTGGTGAAGTTGAAGAGCTTCTTGGTGACCTTGAAGTCGAATTCGAATTGGAATCACCTGAAGGTGGTGAAGATGAGGGCGGTGAAGACGAAGGCGGTGAAGAGATGGAGCTAGGTGCTGAAGAGGAAGAGGAAGTTATCGAAATTGATGAGTCGATGCTTCGTCGAGAGCTTCTTCGCATGCGACGCCTCAGAGAACAAGAAGAAAGCAAGGCTGCTGATGCAGATCCTGCCTTAGCCCACGGTGGTGAGGATGAGGGAGACGCGTTTGTTGAGGTTAGCGAAGATGATCTTCTTAATGCACTTGCCGATGAGCTTGGCTCAGTCGATGACGGTGCAGTTGAGGCACCCCCTGCAGCCGTTGGGGCAGGCGATACCGATGCTATGGCTGAGGTCAGACGCCGCCTTTCACGCAGGTTGGCTGAGCGTCGCCGCGGACGTTCAACTAGAACAAATAGATCAAGAGTTAATGAGAGCCGCACCAATCGTGCTCTCAAAGGCAAGCTGCTCGAATATCGCAAGGCGGTAGGTTCCCTTAAGGGTCAGCTTGATGAAATGAACCTGTTTAATGCTAAGTTGCTTTATGCTAATAAGCTTATGCAAAACAGGAATGTCACGCCTAAGCAACAGCGTGTCATTGTTGAAGCATTAGACAATGCAAAGACTATTAGGGAAGCGAAGTTGCTATATAAGAGCCTGTCGGCCTCCGTCAACAAGAAGGGTGGAAACCTTTCGGAAGGACGGGTTCGTAGGTCGCTCGGATCAGCCTCAAAATCAGCACGTTCGGCACAGCCGATTAAAGAGGGTGCTGGAGTAGATCGTTGGGCAGTCCTGGCAGGTATTCCTGGCAAGGACAACAACTAAACTCAATTTTGACTAATTAAGGAGATTATACAATGTCAAAGAGATTTACACTAGAACAATTAACAGAAGGTATTCGCCAGCGCCATCTTGGCTCTGCTAATGCACGGTTGGTTGAGAAGTGGTCTCGAACAGGTCTTCTTCGTGGCTTGGGTGGTACGGCACGTGAAAACATGTCCATGCTACTTGAAAACCAGGCTGCGCAGATGCTGAGAGAGGCTAACTCGCTTTCAACTGGCGGTGCATCAGGTACTTCATCTGGTGATATCCGTGGTTTCACGAATATTGCATTCCCGATCGTTCGTCGGGTCTTCGGCGGTCTCGTTGCTAACGAGCTCGTTTCAATCCAGCCAATGAGCCTTCCTTCGGGACTGCTCTTCTATCTTGACTACACCTACGGCTCTGACGTCGGTGGTGATTCGGCAGATAATGGCACAGGCAACCTCCGTGGTTCAACCGGCGCTTCGGCGTACCAGGCTGGTCAGTCCATTTATAATAACCCTGCGGGTAAGGGCGTTCAGTCCGGCTCATTGGGTGTTGGTGGACAATATGACCTTGCTGGTTCCGGTTACTCACGTGCACAGGGACAACTTACTGGTTCGGATACAACTGCCGGCCGTCAGCTGATTCTTGCGATGGGTGCTTTCAATGATGGTGCTGGTACAAACGCGTCAACATTGACTGCAGGGTCTATGTGCTATGCAACAGGTACTGATGGCAAGTTGCTTCAGTTTGATCCACAGGTTAGTGACCTTATTGAAAAGGGTACAAACCCAGGTGCTGCTGATAACCCAGGCGGTTCGGCATTCCAGTTTGCTATTCTATCGATTACCGGTTCTACAATGGACGACTCGAAGACAGCACAGTCCTCAACAGGCTTTGCTTCGGCAGACCTCACACAGGTCAAGGAGTGGGGTATGAACTTCGCTACTGCGCCGAATGATGCCACTGCGGCGTCACGTCACCAAGTTGTTGTGCGGCTTCCTGAGTCAATTCAGGGTGGAGCACTTTACAACGTCCGTCGACTGAACCAGCTTGGTACATACACTGCTGCTGGTGGCTTCGTTAGGGACCCGCTTGTTACAACTAGTTCTGCAAACGCTGCAGTTCTAATGGTTGTTTCTGGTAACCTTAACAACACCGTCAACGACCTCGCCGGTCGAAGTGTTCTTGACTCCCTGCAGGTTTCATTCCCGCTGTCACCGACCCTCAATGCCCCTGCTGGTGGTGCTGATGGTACACTGGTTATCCCAACGTTTGAGTCCGACTTCGGAACGACTCCTGCAGTTGCGATTCCAGAGATTGACATCAAGATTGAATCCATTGCAGTTACCGCTGTAACCCGTAAGCTCCGCGCTCGCTGGTCACCGGAACTTGCACAGGACCTCAATGCTTATCACAGCTTGGATGCTGAGGTTGAGCTCACGCAGATTCTCTCTGAGCAGATTGCTCTAGAGCTTGACCGCGAGATCCTCAATGACCTCCTCACACAGGCTAACGGCGCTAACCTTTACTGGTCACGTGCTCCTGGTAAGTTCGTCAACAAGGAAACCGGTGCAATTGTCGCCCGCGGTACTTCACTCCAGCCTGGCCCGGCATTCTCCGGTACAGTTCGCGAGTGGTATGAGACTCTCATTGAGACAATCATCGATTGTGCTAACCAAATCCACCGTAAGACGTTGCGTGGCTCCGCCAACTTCATCGTCGTCGGACCGGATGTTGCCACTATCCTCGAAGCTTCGGTGCTTTATCGCCCCGAGTACAGCCTCGATGGTGATGGACAGGTTGGTGCTCCAATGACAGTCGGCGCCGAGAAGGTTGGTACACTGAGCAATCGCTTCACAGTCTACAAGGATCCCTACTTCCCACGCAACCAGATTCTGGTTGGATACAAGGGTGGTAGCTACCTCGAGACTGGGTATGTCTACGCTCCGTATGTGCCGCTTATCGTCACACCTACTATCTTCGCTCCTGAGGACTTCACCCCGCGTAAGGGTGTCATGACTCGCTACGGCAAGAAGATGGTTCGTTCCGACTTCTACGGTACCGTTACGGTCCTTGATCTCAACGTCATCTAATCTTATAGATTGATGATATGATCACTGGGGGCACTCCTTTTTGGAGTGCCCCTTTTTTTTTACTTTTTGCATGATTATTTTACAATAAGATGCAATACTTATACACGTATTCGTGTTACTTGGCCCCGCTACGGGGAATGAAATTAAAGGAGAAATCATAATGGCATCAAAGTCAGCAAGTATAAGTCAGAAAAAAGAAGCAGCACCTGCTGCAGAAAAGAAATCCGCACCTGCACCTAAGGCTGAGCCAAAAGCAGAGCCTAAGGCAGCACCAAAGCCGGCTGCACCTGCACCTGCACCTGCTGCACCTGCACCTGCTGCACCTGCATCAGAGCCCTCAGACGTCGACGCTCTCAAGGAAGAGGTTGCACGCCTTAATCGGATCATCGGCGTTTTGGTCGACGGATTTCTTAGAGATAGCTCCCGCGGCCAGAGGGCAGCAATGGACAAGGCACTTAAATCCTAGTTCTTATTATAGGTGTTTACTAGAGTAACGACCTATTTATTGCTAGGCCCGGTTCAAGTAATCAACCGACCCCGCCGGTGAATCGGAATCATGCGGATAAGGAGATAAGATTATGGGAGTAAGATTAAGATATACGGAGGATGCTGGTCTATTCTCGGAAGGGGGCGAGGGCATCATATTAGATGATATGCCTGCACACACTCTTTCCGGTTCTGTTAAGCACTTCGCGGGACATGGAAAACTAACCGTTCCAGGTGTGAGTACAGCTGGAGGCGCAGGTAGGACTTTGACACTTCCTGCACCGGCTTCTTGCCCAGGTGGAATTGTTACAGTAAGATCGACGACTGCACATGCGCATACAGTAAAGACCGCACAGGATTGTTCTGTAATTTCTATCGTCAACACTGACGGTGATGCAACGGTATGGCACGTAGGTAACGAGGCAGCAATGGCTGCTGCAGCCAATGAGAGTGCTTCATTCCTATCAGACGGTGTTAGCTGGATAGTCATTGGCTTTAACGGTACAGTCAACGTTTCATAGGAGAAATAAATCATGCCAACTTTCAAATATCAAAAACAATCAGGTCTACTTCAGAGTAATGGTACAAGCGGAAAGTGGGAAGTGGATATGTGGCCACAACACAGTGTATCAGGATCAAACACAGACTTTGGAACAGCAGCAACCGGTGCAATTGATAAACCGGGTGTATATGTTACCAGCCGAGGTGGTGTTTGTGCAATGACATTGCCCGATCCCGCAGAGTATCCAGGTGGAATATTTCATGTCCGTAGTACAACAGCACAAGCACATACAATTTCCGTTGAACAAGATACAACAAAGATTCATGTGTGGGGTGTTAAAGGCCAGAATCAGGCTAGTGTTTCCGGCACGACCCTAACTTTGGCTGCTGCAGTAAACAACGGTGCCACACTAATGTCGGATGGAGCTAACTGGCTTCTTCTTGCGCATCGCGGTGCGGTCACCGGACTATCATAAACCTTCATTAATGAATTAAGGAGAAAATAATGCCTAAGGTAAGATTAAATAAGTTAAAAGGCCTTGTTCAGGATGGAGGAACAGGGTTTTATGCGGATTCATTCCCATGTATGGGAGTGTCCGGCAGCGTCCAGCTGGTAACGTCTACAACGGTTAGCCCAAAACAGTCAGGTGTATACGTATTGTCAGCGTCGTCAGCCACTGCTGCTCAAGTTGTTACTGTAACAATGCCCCAACCGGCAGATCATCCTGGAGCCTTGATGGTCTTTAGGGATGGGTGTTACAATACATTCAGCGAGCACCCCCAAACTGGTCAATCGCATGTGCTTCAGATAGCTGGAGGTTCATTCTCGATATCGTCGACTACAGGAATCGCTGCTCCCTCTGTAGGAAGTCAGCTGACCCTTTCGGGAAGTGGGAATAACGCTTCGTACCAGCCTGCTGGCGGAAAAGCACTGAGTTCAGTTGCGCTTTTATCAGACGGGGTTAACTGGCAAGTTATCGGTTGCGTCGGAACTGTTACTAAAGGAAATGCCTAAGATTTTTTATAGTAACTGATAGATTAAAGCCGCGCAGATTCTGCGCGGCTTTTTTTTTTATTTTTTTTGAGAGGCTCTATCTCTCGTCTCCTGTACCTTTTACACACAAAACAGATCTACTGCTAAGGCAGCAAAGTATCTGCTCGGTATTGTTAGGTTCGCTCACAATACTTATTAACGTCAACAGGAGATAGAAGCGTGCCGACATTCACACAGACAACGAATCCTACACCATTTGGATTCTTTGACGACGACGGTCACTTCCAGAGTGAAGCCGATTCTATGGTAACGTTTGTCAAGCGAAAGCTGGGCGACGATATCTTGTCAGTTGAATTGACAAAGAAACAAATTTGGGCCTGCTTTGAAGAGTCTTTCATGGAATATGGAAAGATCATAAACGAAGCACAGGCAAGCAGCCAGCTAATGAACCTGCTAGGTATACCAACAGGCTCTGTTACATCCGGTTCATTTTTGGTTGGCCCTCATGGTAAAGAAAATCTATACCCTAGAGAAAATATTGAGTTTATGTTGCGTAGGGCTGAGCCATACGGCATGGATGCAGGGGTAGGTGGATCCTATAATACGATAAGCGGCTCCATAGAGTTAACTAAGGACGTACAAGACTACGACATATACACACAACTTAAAGATGCAGACGGCAATGTGATATTTGATACTCAATCAGAGGGATCAAAGTCAAAGATGAAAATAATGGAAGTGTTTCACTTCTCGCCGCAGGCTGCATATAGGTTTTTTGACACAACATCGGCCATCAACTATCTTAACAATGAATTTAGTTTTGAGTCATTTACGCCAGAAACTGTATTTTATGTACTCCCTGTTTTTGAGGACGTATTACGCGCAGGGCAAATGGATCTTTCAAATCGCGTTAGAAGATCAAACTATAGCTACAGAATATCAGGTACAAAGATAAGGATATTTCCGAAACCAACTCAAGACAATCCTCGGAACTTGTTTATTAGGGTTGCACTAAATCCTGATCCCTTAAATCCTGACTACCAAGACGATACAATTTATGGCGTTAGCAATTTGTCAAATGTCCCGTACGGAAATCTCCAGTACTCTACCATAAACCAAATGGGTAGACAGTGGTCGCGGCAATATTGCTTAGCATTATGCAAGGAGCTGTTAGGCTTAATCAGATCTAAGTTTTCCTCAGTCCCCATCCCAGGTGCTGACCTGCAACTAAACGGTGCAGACCTAATATCACAGGGAAGAGAAACGCAGGAAGCTTTAAAGACTAACTTGAAAGAGACGCTGTTAGAGCTGTCATATAGCAAGATGATTGAGGATGAAGTAGCAGCAGCAGAAAATATGCAAAGAATTCTACGTATGGTACCTATGCCTGCGGGCAAGTCCATTATAATGGGTTAGGAGTAACTTAAATTGGCAAGATTGTTCATTACACCTAGAGAAATTGACTACATCTCTGACATCACTAAAGAAGTGACCAAAGATGTGATTGGTCAAAAGATCTATTATTATAAGGTGCGTGAAGATCTATCCGATATCCATGATGTCTATGAAGAAGCGCCACAAAAAATATTTGATCCTCCAGTCGAGCTTGAGTGCCTTGTTGCATGGGAGCCTACACAATGGAAAACAGATAAGTTTGGTTCAGAGGCAAGGTACGCAATTGAAATCAATGTTCAGGCGAGAGATATGTTAGACAAGGGAATCGAGTGTATGGACGGTGACTTCTTCAGTTACGGAGACACATTCTACGAAATAGTACAGGTTTCCACAATATCTCAAATTTATGGGCAAATAGAACATGCAACTGGATACAAACTGTCTGGTAAGCAGGCAAGAGAAGGACTCATTAACTTTGTCCCTCATGGTCCTACTGATGAATCATACGCTGATGCAGATGCAGTTCAAGAAACGTTTGTTCAACAACGCGGTTTTGCTAATAATAGGCTTGGGGAGACAGGTGACGTTAGATCTTTACAGAAAAAAGGTGTTGTTACTGAGCCCATAAGCGGCCCTGCTGAGGTTTCACCTGATGGTGGGAATGATACAAGGGACGAGCAAGGGTATATCGACTCTGCTTTTTACGGTGATTCATAGGGGGTATAAATGTCTACTAGATATACAAGAAAAGATGCACTTCCTGGAACTATCTCTACAGGGTATGAAGGTGATAATGTCCCTGACGACTTTGAAGTACCGTCTTGTACGATAGAGGACGTTGATAGGGCACTCTTTAACCTATTCAACAAGGACCTACCCCTTTTCTATAAGCATAAAGAGGGCATGAGAAGGGTTCCTGTTATATTCGCAACAGGCGAAAGGTTTGCCATCCTCCGTAGAAAGCGTCCTCTTAGGGACAAAGCAGGGGCCCTGGTGTTGCCGCTTATATCTATCATGCGAACAGGCATAGAGCAAGATCCCTCACGAGGAATGACTGGCGGGCAAAACGAGCCAATGACGATTAAGACGAGGATATCAAAAAGAGACCCCAGGTATCAAATGCTTAGAAACAAGCAGCAGTTTAAGAACCAGGACAACCTTGCTTCACCCAACCACGCCGGCGGAGAGACGGATTCTGGTAAAAAGTTTAATGCAGATCCAGGAACGCTGTCAACTCGCCGCCCCCCGAACCCTCGGTCGACAGATTCACGAGAAGGAAAAGCGCTAGCGCCGAACCTCTCTGATCACATATACGAAGTGATTACGCTGCCTCCTGTAAAATACTATCAGGCATCGTACGAGATAACATTCTGGACACAGTACACACAGCAAATGAATGATATGCTAACGGCTCTCATGGTAACCCCACACAACTATCCTGGAAAATCATTTAGGATTGAGACTGAAAAGGGTTATTGGTTTGTTGCTTACCTAGACGCCGCGCTGACATCCGGAACAAATTTTGACGATTTCACAGATGATGAAAGGCTAGTCAGGTACAGTTTTAATGTAAGCGTCCCGGCGTATATCGTTTCCCCTGAGTTTCCTGGATCTCAGGCAGCTGCAAGAAGGTTCTTGTCGGCACCTGAAATTACATTCCAAATGACTGAGACAAAAGCATTTCCCTTCTTGCCTGCACCGGCAAACGTTCCGTCCCCAGATCCTGGAAGCTATATCTTGCAAGATCTATCTTCAATTGATGATCCTCTGCCCGGTATGGCAGTAGGGGGATCACCGGAGGCGAATGCTTTGTCTAGCGCGGGAATGGACGTTCCTGGTGCAGCTATATCTAGGGGGCCGATGCCTGGCGCAAATATTGGAGGATCTCCCGCAAAAGGATACAATATGACAAGCACGGCAATCGGAGGTAAAGAAGCATCCGGAGGTGCCGGAGCTTTCGGCGCGGGAGGAAGAGGTAAGACGTCGGTGTCTACATTAAGAATGGTACGTGACCCCTTCACAGGAAAGTTAATGAATAAGTTAGTAAGGATTAAAGATGCTGGACAAGCATCACAAAAAAAAGGAGAGACGGTTTATAAAGAGGGTATTGTGTTGGACTTGGGAACACTAACTACACAAGACCCGTAAATTGTTTTGAATTGAGTTTGAGGATAACATAGAAGTTTACATCTTTACCCAATATTTAGTAAAGAGTGATTAGAGCCTAAGGAGATTTGTTCAATGGCCGAGCAGACATTTAGATCACCTGGATTTTTTGAACAGGAAATAGATCTTTCAGCAAGACAGCAACCAGCATCAGGAACGCCTGCAGGATTTATCGGCACTGCCGCTAAGGGACCGGCCTTCGTGCCCGTCACTGTGGGTTCATTTGTAGATTTTGAAACTAGATTCGGGTCTTTAGATCCTGATCGTTTCGGGCCCTACGCAGTTAGAGAATTCTTAAAGCATAAAAATGCAGTGACATATACACGTGTACTTGGTGCAGGTGCAAATGATACAGCAGCAGATATCGCGGTTACGGAAAACATCGGTACAGTTAAAAACGCAGGATTCAGGGTTTCATCAGAAGCAGCAGGAAGCTCGCTTCAGACCTCGGCCGGTACACCTCCGGGTGCCGTACAGTATCTCTGCGCAAAGCACCAGCTTTCAGGTTCCGAAGCGGAAGGGTTTCCGGTATTTAGCGACAATAATTCGTTTAAAGAAAGGGCCGGCCAGGGTGAGGCTAATGTAGTAAACCTCCTCCGCGCGGTTCTTATGCCTACTTCCGGAACGAGGTTCATGGTATGCAGCATGACAGGTACATGGCAAGGTTCTGACGGTGAGTACCCGCAGGGTGGACTCTCTAACGTTGCTTTCAATCAGTACCCAGCTGCGTCCGAGACTGACTCTGCTGGAAATGATGTGCCGACCACATTTGACGGAGGTGTGTTCAAGCTAATCATCTCTTCATCATCTGGTCGCGTATACAACGTTGGCGAAAATGGAAATAACGGAATAAGGATCATGACGGCGTCATTAGACCCCGCACATAAGTCTTATATCGGAAATATTCTAAACACAGATCCAACCAGGTTCCAAGACGAAGAGCACCTCTTGTACGCCCACTTCCCAGTTGAGGCTGAGCTAGCACCGGTTGTTATGCCCACCACATCGAAGTATGCAGTTGCACTAGTTTCAGGATCCGGCGGCTCATCTGCTGGAACTGATGCTACGGATTCATTCTTGGATTTGTTTGGGCGGTTTGATACTAGGTTCACGACGCCTAAGACACCGAGCGT